GGTCCAGATTCGACCCCTAAAGGAATCAAACCCAGAATGCAGCGAGAAAGCAATACATCCACACAAAGGTATAAGCAATCTATTGCCCTAAGAGGACCGCCGATCACACTAGCTATGTCATAGCTATAAACCTAGGTTGGTTCTACCTCCGGCGACGTCGTACGTCACCCGGTACGTAGAAAGGTCTAGAGTACGTAGCAACACTGCTCTCAGATACATTTCTGATAGCGGGCCTAAACCGTCTTTGGACGGTTAAAGCCAGTTGTTTTGAGAGCTTCGCTCTCAACTCACGTTTCTGGAAATGGAAATTCCCTTTGTAGTCGATTTTGCCTTCCAGGTAATTAGTTATCCACTTGTAAATAACAAGGCAGTTTGATAATTTAGACTGCGAAGGATACTTACCTAAAGCTGATACCGACAGCTGTAACTTACGTACCGTATTCACAACTGGATATGTATGTTGTACATTAACAGTTGGAATTAACGGATACCGTAGTTCAGAAGTAGATCTGGATACAGAACGACCATACAGAGAAAGTAGTCTACTTTCTATGTTTTTCAGGTCAGACTCTAGTCTCATAACAGACCTCTTTCGCTTCTCATACTGTGAGAGAGCAATGAGTCCGGTATAAGGTTCGAGAGAACTTTTCCAAATCTCCTCACGGAGTTGTTCTAATCCTGTAGCCTGAATATGGCCAACGGGTGTCACATTGTCTTGGAGAAACCAACACATTGCGGCGTTGCGCTGACCAACAAACAGAATTCTCTTAAACAGTACTTTGACAAAGGTCCCGTCTAAGAAAGTGCGAGGCTTAATGCCCCACCTACAGACTACACGATCAATGATGTCCTTAATAAGAGTAACATCTGCACTACGTGCAGACATTAGCATATAAGGTGAGAGTGGAGAATACTCCCTCCCATCGCGATATAAGCGTTTCGCGAACTCAGCGAAGCGTGGAGATTTCTTAGTCGTTGAAAACGACTTGAAAGATGAGATATCAACTCCTAATACTTCTACCATGAAGTACATATATATTCGGTCAACTTTGCGGTCAAATATTACCACATCGTCTCCGATTATACAGTACCTCCGGAAAGTAAACGGATTGAGCCCACAGTACCATGCGCAGAATCTCACCACAACATGGTGAGACAAGGAGAATGCAGGCCAAGAGGAATAAATTCCCATTGGTTGACCAGCTGCGAAGCAGTGGGAAACCCCTTCTTTAAGGAAAATTGGAATAGACATAAGTCTAGCCCAATGATCACCTAAAGTCGGCTTTATTAGGTTCAATATAAGTTGTTGAACCCATAATGGAAACCGATTGGTCGCTCCGGTCATATCCCGCGAACGTGCTGCATATCGTTTACCATGTGACGTCATGGATAAAATGAATTGTGCAGCATCGTCTTGGTTGAAAGCATAGTCTTCCCTAATTGATCTAAGCACCTCCATTAA